GCTATCGTTGTAATCCCTGCGGCCGTCGAGTAGGATTCCTTTTAATTCTCTGCCGAATGCTGCTGCAATAAGAATCGGCCAGCTACCCGTAACGGCAAGGATTGCCATCCCAGCCCAGAAGTGAGCGATGTGGTCTATTTTCATATTAAATATATTCGTAAAAATAAAACCCAACGAAGCACCCAAGCGTAACGCAAAGCACGCATAAAATAATAACGTCTCTAATTTCCTTGTCCATTTGTAAGGGTTAAAGTTGACCGATAATGGTATAGTTGTCAAGCTCCGGGTTGTCTTTTCCCATAAAGAACTCTTTGTACAGTTTAATCGCCTCGTGCGCTTTGCGCTCACCCTCAGCAACAAACTCCGGGGATATGGTATAAATACCAACGTCCAAAGATGCTTTGTCTACGGCAATAAATATAAACTTATCAATCGGCACTCCGAACAAGCGGGTGTAGATAAACGCCTGGAGGTCGTATCCGTATTTCTTGGCGCTGTAAGGAAACGCACGGAGGTCGGTAGTGGTTTTAAGGTCGGCAATAAAGTTGTTACCTAAAATATCCGCCTTTGCACGGAAGGGCAATCCCTCAATAACACCAACCGCTGGAACTTCAAACTCGCAACCTTGAATGTAGCCAAGGACGTGTTCGTTGCGTAGTAAGGCATCGGCAATCCTTCTGGCTTCGTTGTATTCCTTTTTGGTAATGATTTGGCCGCCTCTTGCTTTTGCATCCTTCCATATATTGGTATTCTTGCTCTGTACGTCGATAATGTCGTACTCCTCTACCAAGTGAGGTTCCAAGGCCATAAGGTGAACCAATCGCCCCACGGTGAACGCATCGGAATCCTCCTGCCCGTACTTTGTAACGTAGTGGTACGTTTTGGGTGAGGAAAGAAGCAGCTTACAAGCTGACGAGGATAATGCGTGTTTTGCAAGATGCCCGTAGTAAAACGAATCATCCTTCATCTTTTCTAAGATGGTATCCCTATCCCAGGTGCTACCGTCCAATAGTTCAATAATTTTCATAGCATCTTTCTGATTTTATCGTGTGCTGCCATACTGCCCTTGTTAAAGGAAGTATCCAGAAGCATCGATTCGTAGTTGATTGCCTTGTCCATTTCCTCCTGCGGAATGTCGCTACCGTACTGCTTGATAAGCAAGCGCATATATTCTACTATTGTCATAATTAAAAGTTTAGATAGTTAAAATTTACCACGCAAGGTATTCGCAATGGGCTTCCGCAAGTAAGTACAAAGGAGCAATAGTAAACTCCTCTGGGAAGTCTATTTCTCTTGGCTCTTGGATAAACCCACCGTAATAAGCAAGCCCGTCGGGGCCTTGCTCGTATGCGCCGTCCAGCTCTAAACGCCAGTCGTAGAACTCGTCTACGTTCTTGAACCCCGCCCAAGCAGCAAACGCTTCGTGGAAAGCAATTACCGTATCAAAGTTATCCTCTGGGCCTACGTTCTGGTCAGCCGCAGTTTCCAATAGGTCAATGTATGTTACTTGCATACCGCATAGATAAAAATCTGCGGAAGCAGGATTGCACAAAATAAGAATGCCGTAACAATAGCCATCCACGCAAGCGGAACGGTTACGTTAATAATGAGGTCTTGGAGTTTCTGATTCATTGTTTTAGGTGTTTTGTTTCGACAAACATATAAAAAAAAACAATACACCAAACATTACTAAAAAAAAAATTAGGGCCGTAGCCCCAACTCTTTACCATCCTTTATATGTATGAATGCAACCTCCTTGTCTACCCAGTTACGTCTACCGAACTCGGTTGTTGCTGGAAGTTTCTTTATTCCCCATTCCATCGGGATTCCTGCTATCCGGAATACCCATATCCCTTTTGGGGTTGAGTTAATATAAATCGGGTTTGTTTGGTATTTTGCAGCCCTTGCCATTAAGGCATCGTACTTTAACTTTTCAATCAGCAATTCGTCGTAGTGCGTTGTTCGGCATTTCAACTCAATTTCAAAGGCGTACTGTGCCGAAAAACAATCCCAATGCGAATACGCCTCCTCGCTCATAGTCAAGTCGGGCAAGTAGTTCGTTTTAAGGAACTCAAATAGTTCCTTCTCCCTCATAGGCAGTATAAACCGAGCGTAACTCCTCTACCCATTGCTTCCATAGTTTTGGGTTGCATCCGCAGGGAACGTGGTATTGGTGGTTAAATACTCTTGCGTGGATTGTTGCTATTTCCTTGCTCTGGTCGCTGGACAAGGTGCTTCTGTATTCTTTGTAGAAATTATCCAGCCATTTGTATTCCGGCTCCTCCAGGCATTTAGGATTCTTGCTTGGGAATAATCGGTTTAACTTTTCCTTGCGTGCTTCGCAGCCGCAGTCTACTCCGGTTGCTTCTGCAAACCAATCGACTACCGCCTTGATTCCGGTGGCTTGGGTTATCTGCTCGATTCTATCCCCTAACCCCTTTGGCTTCCGCCCACGTTTGGTACTCGTTGTCGCAGCTGGCTTTGATTTTGTCTCTTCCATTTTTTAACGTATTGTAAATAGACCTTAAAGAAATCTTTGTTGCCTCGGATAACTTGCGGAGCGATACGTCTCCGTCGTGGTAAATAGTAAATAATTTGTTATCGTACCAATCCCATTTAGATACCTCGCCTTTTACAGCTTCCAGAAGTACGGTTAATGCTTGGTCGGATTCGATATTGTAAATTTCCTCCTTATCGTCGAACTCCTCGATTGATACGAATTTGATTCTTGCTCGGTTGGTCATCTCACGGAGGTACATATTCCGCAGGGTAATGTAAACGAAAAACGTGTTAACGTCATCGTCTCCGTATTCGAGCTTTTCGGGATTGTCCACGTACTGATGCAACCGTAGGTACATATCCTGCACAAGGTCGTGAGCATCGTCCCGGTCAAGACCGAAGGACTTTGCCATACGCAGCCAATCGTCGTGCCGCTTTGCTAATCGGGGTAGGATTCCCATAAAACTTCGACTAATATAAGGCCAAGGCAAAACTCCAACGTATGTACGTCGCAATCGTCAAACTCGGTCTTACTCCAGTTAGCCCCAAGAAGAAACCCGTACAACGGGTAAAAATTCATACTAAATCCCATTTATGTATTTCTTAACCTCTGCCAACTTCGCCTCCAAGTCCTTTACTTGTTGTACCAATTCAGCATTCCGTTCTAACAAATAATCGTAATTGATAACCTTCGTAACCATTACCTCATCCTCGTCATCTTGCGGTACCGGAATGGTACCTCGAAGTTTTTGTGCTATATCGTATGCTGATTCGTAGAACTTGTCCCGTGGGAATTTCAATTTTAGGTAATGGATAATCGTGGCGTGAGACTTGCCCATTTGATTGCCCAGCTGCTCCAAGGTAAAGAACGGCCGGAATGCCTTTGCGTATGCGGTTCGGATTTTTACGTTATTCCAATCCCGACGGCCATTATCCTTGTAGCCGATATTTTGGCAGAATTGTTTGTAGGTCATCTTTTGGTTCCAACGTATTTTGCGTTGCCTCTTTCTTTTTGAATTAAAATATGGAAGTACGGAACTTCGTATTGCTTGCCACCTTCGTCTTCAATTAAATACCACGCACTCCATTGCTTCCAGCTTACGGGACGCCAATAGTCCAATACCAAAAACTTTTTGCCATTGATTGCAAACACCTCGTTCGGTGAGAATGGAACCGGAATAATCATAAGGTTAGGTTTTCTTTGATTTGCTCAAGCTCTTTTTTCAGAGCATCAATTTCAATTAGACGTTCTCGATTTTGAATAAGCAAGCGGCCGTTTTCAACTCTTGCCTCGTTAATACGCTTGTCCAAGTGCCGCTTCATATCTACCATATCCTCCAGCATCTGCGTTGCACGCCAAACGGATAACATATTATCAACGATATGCGGTTGGTTCGGGTTAGCCAAGGCCATTTCATTTAACCAACGGGTTACGTCGCTAATCCGTAAGATTCTATCCCGTACATAAATCTCCCAGGAATCTTGACTAAAATGGGTCATCGCTATAAATTATTGTTTGAATAGGTGCTTGGACATCGAGCAAGTTAAGATTATTATGGGTAAACCCGACATTGCCCTTCATTGAGCGAATCCGGATAGGGTCGGATAATGGCGTGGGTCTACCTCCAGTCTCCATCTCCTTTGTTTTGCGGCAATGTATTTCAGTAAACACCCAGTCGGTTAAGTGTTGTGCGTAACGGTGAATGATAACTACCGAATCGGCACGGTTACCCCATTTACCTCCACCCTCAATATCCGAGGTCATTGGTGGGGTTGGTAGCCCAGCGTAAGGGTGGCCGTTAGGGTGCGTTCTACGCATTGCCTCCGTTACCGGGTGGGTATTTACGATTGTTGTAATCGAGTTCTTGTGGGCAAAGATTCGCACGGCAGAAGCTACCTCGTAATGGTATTCGTGCATTCCAGACTTGCCAAGTTTTCTTTGGTCTGTTACAAGCGAATTGTAAGGGTCAATTAGGCATCCGGTATACTGCCATTCTTCGTGTATTTCCTCCATAATGCGAAGTAGGTCGAATGCGTTGTATAGATTGTTGCTATCAATAAAACGAAAATGCTCGTCAATGTAATCAAGGTGGCGGTACATCTTTGCCTCCGTTACGTTTTGTATTGGCTCGCAGGAAAGGAACTCAATAAGTTTACGCTTCAACGAGTGTACCTCGTTCTCGGAGGAATATACCAACCACTTTTTTTCAAAATTCATTGTTTGCATAAGCATTAAATAAATAAGCGTATGCGTTTTACCCACGTTGGCGTGGCCAGTTACAACTACAAACTCACCGTCCTTAAACCGTAGGAACTCGTCTATTGTTGGGTGGCCGAGCTTGCCCGTATCGTAGTACTTACCGCCTCTTGCTCTTTCCAGGAACGGCAGTACTTTATCGTTAGAAATTAAATCTGGGTGTTTCATAAGGCAAACGTAAACAAAAAATCAATACAAAAAACTTTAGACAAAAAAAAGCCCCTCCGGAGAGGGGCAGAACCAGTCGCTTAATGAAACACCTAAAATGGACTGGGTTCTTCTACACGAGCAGCAAAGTGTTCTTGGTGCGTGGCTCCGTGCGTGCCGGACATCCAAGCGTTAAACTTCTCTGCCAACTCAAAAATTTTCTCTACCGGAATAGTAGAACCTTGCGATACATAAGCTGCTGACATTTCAACAGCTGACTTTAACGCAACTTGGCGAATAATAGAAATTGAACGGTCATCGTTGGCCTTCGGTGCGGAGGGCGTCCAAGCTGGGCGGTCTCCACGTTGAATCTTAACGGTTCCTTTTTCATTCTTGGTGTACTCGACCTCATCGCCTACTTTGTAGGAAGGGTTCTCGCTCTTAGCAAATGCGGTTCCAAAGTCTCCGTTATCAAAACGCAGCTCCAATTTGTAGAACTCTTGCCATTGGCCGTTGGGGGTGATGCTTGTAATTTTAGGCATTGTGTAATTCGTTTAAGAGGGTTCTTTTTAATACTTCGTTTTCTGCTTCGAGAAATTCCATCCGTGATGCCATCGCCTCGACTCGATGTTGTAGAAACTCTACCATTTGTTGTGCCGACTCTTGCGACCAGTTCGTTCTTGTTCCGTAGTCCATTGGAATAGTTTTAGGTGTTAGACTGGACAAACATACGCAAAAAAATTAACATACAACACCCTTACCAAAAAAAATTACTTGCCCGGTGTTTTTTTCTATTTCGTGGTCTCGGCTAATAGTAACCTTAGTTACAAAGTTAGTATTATCGTCTTGTATACCTCCCCACTTGCGTAACGCATCCAGAGCAAACTTGATGGCCATAATACAGTTATCGTTATCGTACCCGTAGTTATGGCGTAGCGTAGCCGTAATGGTTTGGAATCTTGTTTTATCGTATGTTGCTAATTGAGCAAGAACCTCCTCGGTAAACTTATCCTTGGCCTTCTTGCGTACTATCCAATGCTTAGAAGCGTAGAACTGATTAAGGGACGGTACCTTGGAAAGTACAACCTTAATCTGTATATCCGCAACGGGCGGCAAAGGCGGGGTCGAGTTTATGGACTTCTTTAAGGAGGGTTTGCTCCTGGGCTTTGGCGTAAGCACGGCCTTTGGCATCACAATTAGCGAAAAGAATCGCAACCTCCGATAGTATCAAATCTATCTGCCTCTTGACTTCTGGATTGTTGTAATACGGCATAGTCATTAAGTTGTTTGAGTTCACGTTTGAGGTGTATGATTGCTTTATTAATATCTTGCTCCGCTGGGTTGCCGTCTTTCTTTCCGGCACGAAGCAGGTAGGCGATTGCTACACCCAAATTGTAATTGTCGTGGGCAAAGTCCTGCACCACGTCAAACGCCTCTATCCCCTTGAACTTACCAATGTAGTATTCAGGCGTCCCAGTACAAGAACACTTGATGGAATCCTTGATGCTCATTTATTAAAGTTTTTCCTTCCTTGCTCCCAGGTGTTGTATTTTCTGAGGGCTGAGGATTCGTTTTCGCTTCTGGGGTAGTCGCAGAATCCGAAGTGGTTAAGGAATGCGTTGGTGTAGTCATTAGGAATTTGTTTTAATTCCATTGCAAGATGTTTCTTGCGTCGGTCATTTCGTTCTGTTGCCATATTGCAAACCTAAAAAAGAAAACGATAGGTCTAACCAATGTAAATAACTAAAAAGTTATTAACACTTGTCGGGCGTATGCGCCCAATGCTTATTTTTTACTACTTAGTTA